CGTTACCACCGCTTGTTATTGTTAGTCTTGTAGTTCCACTTGTTCCAGTTCCTATAATAAAATCACTTCCTATAGTTCCAACTACAGCTTGATATGTTGTACCATCTGAAGCAAAAAACTGAATATTATTATTATTATTTTTACCAATAAATTTAATACTTTGTTCACTTACATTTGTTTGAATAGTAATAGGATAGCTACCAACAGATGCACTACCAAATGATGAACCATTACCACTAAACGTAGCAATTGTTCCACCTAATGCACCAGTTAGTGTTAAAGCATTTGAACTTAATCCACCACTAAATGTCTTAGCTCCAGTAATTGTTTCTGTTCCAGTAATATGAACTGTATTAGAATCTAAAGCCTTAGTATTTAATTGAGTTTGTATTGCACTTGTTACACCAGCAACATATCCTATTTCAGTAGCAGTCGTGGATGCACTTGCTGCAATCTTACCAGTACCATCAGATACCAATGCTCTTGAAACAGTTAAGTCTGCAGTTACTACGCTTGATGCACCACCAGTAATAGATGCTTGTGCTCTTGCTGAAGTAAAGTATTGATTAGAACCTTCTGTAATATTTGAAGTTGTTAAAACAACAGTTCCAGAAGCTCCGTTTACAGTTGTAACTGGGAAAGCAATGTTTGTGTTTGAAGCACTTGTGATTCTACCTTTGCTATCTATAGCGATTGTAGGAACTGCAGTTGTTGTACCATAAGTTGTTGCAGTAACACCAGTATTAGCCAATGTTAAAGCAGATGATACGTTTGTAGAGCCATTAAAGCTAACTGACCAAGTAGCATCGCCACTTGCAGCTATTGTTCTTGCACTTGAAAGTATGTTTGCAGCATTCGCTGTACCAGCTAAGTTACCTTCAAAGTTGGCAACCAATGTTCCAATAGTATATCCAGTTCCACTTGTATTAACTACATTAGTAGGTTCATCTACTAAGCCAGTAAAGAATTTAAACTTACCAGCATCAGAAGCATCTCTAAATAAACCAGTAAACTCAATTCTAGTTTGTGGAGTATCATAATATCTTCCATAATATCCTATGTCTACAGCATCTGTAGTATTGTTATCATTTGCAACCTCAAACAATGGGTCTTTAGCAGATATTGATTGAGTATTTACATAAGTCGCAGTACCATTAATTGTTAAATTACCACTAACAATTAAGTTGTTTGGCATTGTAACATCATTAGTAAATCCGATGGTTGTAGTATTGCCAACAGTTGAAGCGGCAATCTGATTTGCGGTTCCATTGATAGTAGTTATACCTTGGTCAGTCCATGAAGCAGTAATTGTACTACCACTTTGCTGATTCAAGGTTAATGTTTTAGTGCTTGTGCCAGTTACAGCAGCACTTGTTAATGAGCGATTATAAGCTATGTCATATTCCCCTAATTTAACAGTAGTTGGAATAGCATAACCAGCAGTTAAGCTAAATATACCGCTATTGTTAGCATAAGTTAATCCAGTAGCAGATGAAGCTAATGCAAGTCTTGCACGAGCATCTGTATAATATAAGTTAGTGCCTTCTGCTAAATCAGTTGTAGACTTTGCAGCAAAGGCAGTATTAAATCTTGCTTGAGTATAGTAAAGGTTTGTACCCTCTGCTAAATCAGTTGTTGTCTTTGTACTAAATCTTGTATCAAATCTTTGATTGGTAAAATACAAATTTGTACCTTCTGGTAAGTTGGTAGTTGTTTTAGTTGCAAAGTTAGTTGCAAAGTTTGCATCACCTCTTGCAGTTGTAAAATAAAGATTCGTTCCTTCTGCCAAGTTCGTTGTGCTCTTAGAAGCGAAAGCTGAATCAAATCTACCTTGAGTATAGTATAAATTAGTTCCTTCTGTAATCCATGTTGTTATTGGAACAACATTCTCCCAAACAGCTAAAGAAGAGTTATATTTTAATACGTTGTTATTAGCAACACTTGTTATTCTAACGTCATGTAATTCTGAAATTTCGTAACCATTATCCACCTTTACGAAAATCTTACCTTGGTTCTTATGAGCATAAACTACAAAGCCCATAATAACTGTTTGTTGTGGTGCTAAAGGCTTAACCTTAGTAATTCTACCAGGAACTGTAGGAGACAAGTAAAGTGTATCACCATCAATCCATACCTCAGTTTGTAAATCTCCAGTAGTATCTATTTGTCTTACCAATCCAGAAGTAGTTACAAAACCTTCTTGGTTATTAGAGATATTCTCAGTAACCAATCCTAAAGTATCTTTAGAGTTAGCCTCGTTGTTAGCTTGAGCTAATCCAACAGCTAATCTTTGCCCTTGAGCAGAAGTGATTTTAACTGCTTGATAACCAGCTTCAGTAAAATTAGTACCAGAGTTGTTTAATACCCTTGCAACCTGCTCTTGACCCACTTGTAACACTACATTACCGCCCATCAATCCAATGTCCATTGTTCCGTCTGCAGTATTCCACTTTAATTTACCAACAGCACTTGCTTCATTAGCATTTACATTAAGTTGTAAGAAATCACCTTGAACACCACCATCTGCAGTTGCAATAGTAATAGTCGGAGTTAAAGTTCTTGCACCGTCATTATAAGCCCAAGTAATACCAGTACCATTCTGAATCAAAGTGGCAACAGTATCATCAATTAAATCTTGTATTTGAATACCACCACCAGTGATAATTAAATCACCAGTAATAGTTAAATCTCCATGAATTGTAGCTGCAATAGTTGAAACAGATATTGCAGTATTTACACCAGCTCCATCTTGAACTCGCTGTAAAGTAGCACTTACGCCAACATTATTAGCACCAATCTGTAATACTTGTCTATATGTATTTTTTACCGCTTTACCTTGAAGAGTAGCCATTATATTTTAATTTTTTTAATTTTACTAACCATTTTATATAGTTCTTCTGAAGCCGAGTTGAATAAGAATGGTCTATGTGGCAAATTTACTACATTTCCGTTATTTCGCTTAAAAGTCTGTGCATACCCCTCAAGTTTGTTCATACTTAGGTTTGCGTACACTGGAATCTGATAAGATGGACCAGTACCAAACTCAACAAAAGGAGAATAAAAGACACTTGAACCAACCTTTGCTCCTGCGTTCATATTGTAAGGAATACTATAAATAGAAGCCTTTAACTTACCAGTTTTACCTAAAGGTGCTCTTGCTCTTGCACTATTTTCTATAGCTATTACAGATTCATTAATAATCTTCTGTATTTGCTGAGTAATAACATGAGGAGCCTCTTTCAGCCTTTTTGATAGGCTTGTTACAGTGCTTGTCTTATTTATGGTAAATGACATTAAGTATTTTCCCAGGTTGTACTAATATTCTCCCAGAAAGCAGTAATACTATCCCAAGTATTAACCCTCTTTAAAGTAGAACAAGTGATTCTTAAATAGTTATGCCCATCAAACTCATCTATAATACTACTAATAAGATAAATATTCCCATTATAGTAAACAGTAAGGTCATTAGAAATAGTAATACTTTGAGCATCTCTTATTCTAAAAACTATACTATCTGATAATGAATCCTTACCAGCAATATTAGTTTTATTTTGTGATTCTCTAAATATCTCAGCCCAACAAGTATAGTAGTCTACGTCAGTTAAGACTTCGCCACCAGCACCATCAGAAGCTGATATCTTAGATTGGAAAGTAATTCTATTTTTGAGGTTACTTATCATTATAATATTATGCTTACTCTTTTATAAGGCTTCATTAGTTCGTATGCAGACGCTACGTTTGCATTTGGTTTGCTATCTTCAACAGAAGATTCTCTGTAATCGTACAAATCAGCAAGTATCTTATACAATGCTGTTTTCATTACTGAGGGAGTAGTGGCATAACCACAAGTATATGTAAATCTGAATTCCATGCGACCAAAAGCTGTCATATAAAGTTTTTTATATGTTGTACCTAAGACATAGTATTGTCCTACGGTAATCTCTACCCAGCTATTGTTATCCCAGTATTCAACTTTTGAAATCGTATTTAGAGGTGCATACGGAAGTTCTATGAACTCATCTACGTAAGCAACAACTTGCAAGGTACGAGCTGACATCGCAACACCTGCGTATTTTTCTAATCTAACTCTTGCAGAAGCTATCAAAGAAGTTATCAAGTCATTATCATCATCAAAATCAACCTTTAGATAGTTTTTAGCCTCAGCCAATGTTATTGGTTCTGAAACTGGTTCCACTGTGGTTGTGACATCCCTTATAATCTGCATATAATAAATTTAAAAAAAGGGATGGGCGTTTAGACCCACCCCTTATGTATGATAACTATATTATCAATTAAGCTACGTTACCGAAATCACCATATACAAACGCACTAGCGTAGTAGATAGGGAAAGCGATTCTTGCCTCAACACGAACTGTAATCATGTTCTCAACAGCGTTGTTACCATCTTGGTCAAAGAATTGAACAGAGATACCATTACGTTGCATGATTTGAGCACCCATAGACCAGTCTCCTACTAAGAACTTATCAACAGTCATTGCTGTAGACTTGAAAATAGGAATACCAGCGATAGATAACTGACCATCAGTTGTAACTACTGTAGAACCTGGTAAAGAGTAAGCAGAAGCTGTATTCTTAGTGTTCACGATAGCAGCCCAATCTAAAGGGTTAATCAAGATACCAGTTGCAGAGTAGTTACTGTTTTCAACTTGTGCAATAGCTTGTACTAATTGCTCAACGTCTACAGTTGCAGCACCAGTTGCAGCAGCAGCATTGATAGTCAAACCAGTCAAGTTAACACCAGAACCAGAACCGAATAACAATTGATTATCTTCAGCTACAAGATATTTTTCTAACAAACGAGATTGTAAGAAAGAAGTCATTGCAGGAACGTCATCTAACATTTGACGAGAGATTTTAACGTAACCAGCGATAACTTGAGCAGGAGCATTAACCATGCTGATATCGAAATCAACTTGAGCTTTTGCACTACCTTGAGTTTGGTTAGCAGGAGCACCTTCACCACCAGTTTCTTGAGGGAAAGTAAATAATCCTTGAGAGATTGTACCTACTGGTAACAAACTTCTAACGTGGATTTTACGAGAAGGTAAACCATAAACTTGATTAGCGTAAGCACGTGGAATATCTCCAGTTAAGTTTACTGCTTCAGTCATGTTTCCTACTGCTTTAGTGTCCATAATGAAAGAAGTATTCTTCATTTCACCACGACCTAATTTTGCGATGTTGTCCGCATTTTTTTCAATTTGCTCACCTAAAGTGGCATTGAAACCTTTAAATTGATTTTCGTTCATTGTTTTACGATTGCTTTTTGCCTCTAATTTGTCTGCAGCATCTTTAACTACAGAGATTTGAGATTTTAATTCTTCTAATTCAGTTTTTAAGCCTTCTACTGCTACTGCACTTTCAGCTTTTGCACTTTCGATTGCTCCAGATACTTCTGTTTTAATGCCTTCGAACGCACTTTTAATTTCTTCTACCATTAGTTGAAAATTTTAAATGATTGTAAATATTTGTTTATCTCTAGTTCAACAGAAATCATCGGGTCATCTTCATCTTCCAATGCCTCATCTTCTGATTCTCCTTCTGGTTGCAAGTCAGTTGGTGCATCTATAGGCGGTTGTTCTTCTGAAGCGACTGAATCTTCATCTTCCATCTCAGCTAGATATTGTTGCAATTGTTTAAGTTTTAACTCTAACAAACCGAATGTTTCGTCTGTATAGAAACCATTTCTTAAAGATTTGATAGTCTTAGCTATCTCATCAATTAGAGTTGATTTGATTTCAGATTTAACCATTACTGTTGGCGTATTAGAATTGGCTCCCCATAAAACTGAAGAACCTTCAAACAATTTAATTTCTTGAATCTCGTTATACCCAGATTTAGCTTGAGACTTAATAGTCTGAAATCCAATGCTATGTTCTGTGATATGACCTTCTTTATACAGCTCGTAGGTATCTTTACCTAAAGTTGTATTTGGCATCTTAACGATTGCCTTTAAACCAAACGCATCTTCCATTAATTCCTTTGGCTTAGATACTGGCTTGTCTGTAGAGTGGTTAAACAAGTGCCAGATTCTATTCTTGCCTTGTGGACCATTCTCTTTAATAGACTTTGTAAAAGCACCTGGCATGATTGCATCACCATCGCTATCTACATTACCAAACGCAGAATAGTAAACCGTAATGGTTCTTGAGTCATCAGCCATATCGACTGGTACTCCACTAACTGCCTTCTTGTTATAAAAATTACTCATATTTATTTGTTTAAGCAACAAACACTGTGCAGCATCGGCAATTGCAATTATTCATTGCTCCTCCATTCGCATCGTGTGCATATTGCATTTCGATTACTCCTCTTTCTGGGGTATTTACCAGAAACGCTTGATTAATAGGTATTCTTACTCCTCCTGCATCTGGATTGGTTTGTCTATCCAATGTTCGATGCCAATCTCTGTACCTATTATTCTTAGCAGGATAATCTGCTGCCATCCATTGTTTTAGCAAAGGTATGTTAACAAATTTAACTGCTCCCATCATACCAGCACTAAGTGCTTGATGTGATTCCGTTCTAGCTATCAGTAGACTCCTTGCGTTGTTAATCTTACCTTCTTTTAGGTTTTTAATCGCAAGTGAATTAACCTCGTTAAGACTCAAGTTATTCTGTTGTCCATATCTAGTGGCACTATTCAGAATATTTGTTATCTCGTTCTTGGTTGTATTTTCAATCCCATATATCTTAGTTCCACTATAAGTTGTCCAATAAGACAACATAAAAGCTAACCATTCATCCAAGATATTATCTGGGTCCAAATCTACTGAATCTTCTTTTTTATACTTATCAAATATCTTTTCGTACGTCATGGCTGTATAGCCACCAGTACTTTCGTACAAAGTTCGTAAAATATTATTAATCTCTTTTCCGTCAAATAACGCATTTCGATTGTTAATAGTCTGCTGAACTCCGTAGTCTTTAACCAACTTAGCTGCTCTGTCAAAATCAGATTGTAATGCCGATAATATTTTAGGCTGATACTCTCTAATTGATTTCCTTGCAATTTTTTGTTGCAAAGCGAACTGCTGAGAAGGGTTGACTATTTTAGCCATTATTCTTTTCCGTCTATAGCTTCAATCATTTTTCCTGCTGCTGCAAAAACGGAAGTTAATCCATTTTGTGCTGACCTTTGTCTGATAGCACGTAAACCTTGTCTATCAACCGTCTTAAAATCTGAAGTATATATGTAACCGTAATGCCCTTTAGTTTCCTTATCCATAGAGGTATCAATTCCTAAATACCATTGAGCAAGTTTATCCCATCCATTTTCTTCTAAGTATGCGTTTTCCATTTCTACAGATGGTCTTTCCCAAGATGATGGTTTAGTAACATCACCACTAGCAATTAAACTATTTGCATGAGCAATACCTTTTGCGTTAGTCTTATTTACTCTTTTCTCTGATAAATTATCTTCAACTACTTTGAAGGCTTCATCGAATGACTTAAATTCCATCTTTTAAATTTTTAACTGGGGGTACATTGTAATCACCTTGTTGCTGTGCGTTCCTTGGGTCTTGTAGCATGGTTAACTCATCAATAGGTAAGTAACCTGCTGGTATAAATATTTCATCCATTACTGGGTCATTAGAAGTATCATAACGCATTGCTGCTCTTTTCTCATTAGGACTAATCCACCATGATTGAGATAAGATAGCAGAAAGTTCTTTCATATCCTCTTGTAACTCTGGAAATACAGTAATATCAAAATCAATATAAAATCCTTGTCCAATTTCTACTGCAAAAAATCTATTGAAAGCATCACGAAGTGCAACTAATTCTGGAAGTACTACTTGCGTAAGCATTTCCTTCTTAGCTTCTTTCATGTTATTATAAGTCTTATTATCTGGGTCATTAAATAGTGCAGAGTTTACACCGTACACATTACAAAGTTCTCTTAACGTAACTTTTTCTGATTCTAATAATTGTAAGTCAATAGGAGATAATCCCATATTAACCCAACCTAATTTCGCACCAGCAATTAAAATCTTACCAGCGTTCTGAACGATTTGACCTTGCGTCTTAGTTCCGTACTGATTGTAGAAATCTTCTTTTAATTTTCCTGCTTCTTCTTGCCCAAAGTTATTAGACTCATCAGCATACAATATGCCTTTAGGTCCTTGGTTCTGCAACATACCAACAGATGTATCTTTTGCGTCATTGCTACGTTGTACAGTTCTGTAAGCTGCTTGTAAAGGAGAAAGTCCGTATAGTTGTGAACCATTAGTGTCAAAGTAAGGGTTGAAGTATTTTAGATGGATTACGTCTTTCGCATCTAAGAAATCCCATCCGACAAGTGTAAAAGAATAACCTTCAACCCCATTGATTGTTCCATCAGAAATGATGGCAACGTATTGCGGAGGGAGTACGACTAATTCTTGAACCTTACCGTTTTCTAATCGGTTAGCCCATACAAAAGAATTGCCGCAAATAAGTTTATAACCAATAACGCTTTCAATGAATTCAGAAAGTGATTGATATTCGTTAGGTTTTTCTAATAGACTGTTTAATGGGGAGTCTGCAATCTCATCAACAGCTTTAACTCTAATTAACTCAGCCTTAGCTAAGTCTTGAGTAGTTGTTGAGTTTTTAGTGAGTGCTGCATAACGTGTAAGTGCTTTCTTATCTTTTACCTTGTAAACGTAAAATGGAACACTTGAGACAGTTTTAGATATACGTTTGATAATAGCATACACCTCGCTATTGTTATCGTAATCGTTTACAAATTTTCTTTGATTTAGTTCTGGGTACAAAGTCCTTCCAGCAAGTAGTCCAGCAAAATCCGAAAATGGACTTGTGACTTGTATCATCCCATTGGGAGCTTTTGCCTTTTGTTGAAAAGGATTAAGACTACCGAATATGTCAGTTAATTTCACGCTATATGATATTTTTACAAAAGTAACAAATTTTTAACCTATACCACCCAACCTCTTTTCGGTTTGGCAAATTTAGTATATATGGCATACCTCATGGCATCCATCAAATGGTCTCTAAACTTAACTGGTTCATCTAACGTGTTGCCATCGTTATCTGTTTTCCACTTATAGTTCTTTACTTCATCTAACAAATCTAAGGAATCGCTTTTAATTATCAATGGGAACGACTTTACCTTGTTGATACCAGCAAAAACATCTTTAATGGCCAGTTTAAGGCTCAACCCTGCCTTATTAACCTCAGCGATAGTCTTGGGCTCAGCGGCATCTGCGAATATCTCAGTTCGCTTGTCAAAGCCAAAAGCCTTTAACCTATCGATAAGTAACGAAGTGGACATTTTAGTTTCGTAGATAAGTTGTTCCACGAAAATTTCATTGTCGAAGTGTTTGATACGTACCAGTGCGGTTTGATTGTTGTAGCCAAAATCCAGTCCATAAAATATTTCCCCTCCTTCTGGGAAGTTTCGTCTGCGTTTCCAATGGGTATAAATAGTTGCTTCTGATATTGCTCTTTCACCTAAACCATAAACTCTCCAATATTCATGGTCGGCATCCTTTAATCTTTCAATCTCTTCCACCAATGATTTCTCAAGGAATGGGTTGTCTTTATAGGTTGTGATGGTAAAATCAGCATCTTCCCTTGTAACCACCTTATCATATATCCAAGAATAGTAATCTGATGGATTATAGTCAATAACTATCTTTTCTGTCGTTCTTAATGCTAACTGCATCCAAGATTCGTAGTTAACTTCGTTGGCCTCGTTTATAAACAAGTAGTTCCTTTTTCGACCCCTTATCTTTTGAGGTTGGTCGGTAGATACGAACTCTACTACGTTTCCCCCTA